AATCCCCAGAACAAAATTTAATAGGCTATATTTCATTAAGAATATCAAAGATATATCGCAACTTAATGAAAAGTATAAAGAGAATGTTAAAGGCGAAGAGCCCCGTTTGGTTATTCCATTTTATAATTTGGATGGTCAATTGGCAGGCGTTACTTGTAGAGCATTGAGGGGCGAGAGTTTACGTTATGTTACTATTAAAATTAACGAAGATGATTTGTTGATCTTTGGTCTTTCAGACATAGATAAAACAAAACCGATTTATGTAGTTGAAGGCCCTATTGATAGTTTGTTCTTACCGAATTCAATTGCAGTCGGTGGTACTACATTTGGTAAACTAGAGACATTGTCTTTACCAAAAGATAAGTTAATTGTAGCAATGGACAATCAACCTAGGAACAAAGAAGTTTGTAAAATTCTTGACAAGATCATTGAAAGGCAATATAATGTAGTTATATGGCCACAGACAATTGATGAAAAAGATATAAATGATATGGTGTTAAATAACCGTGACCCGGTTAAAATCATATCTAAAAATATATTCTCAGGTTTGCAAGCAAAAGTTAAATTTACAGAATGGAAGAGGTGTTAAATGCGAAAAATTATTACACTTGAAAATGACGAAGAAGGCAATTTGGTTTTGCCTTTGAGTGAAGATATATTAAAAGAAGTTGGGTGGGAGACAGGTGATGTAATCGACTGGATTGATAACAAAGATGGAAGCTGGACTATGAAAAAGAAAATTAAAAAAGAATTTGTACTTGTTGAATGTATATCAATGTTCCGTCAGCGGTATGTTGTTGAGGTGCCTGCAGGCAAAGCTGAATGGGCTCTTGATACAGTTGTGATGCAAGAAGCTAAAGAATTTAGTCAAGAACATATTGGTGAAAATATTGTTTCGCATAGAGTTATGAGTGAAGAAGAAGTTCTTGATCTGTGTAGCATTGATAATGATTACGCAAACAATTGGAACGATAAATTAAAACTCGATACATTTGTAACAAAGGTTAAAGAATGAAAGTCTATATAAACAAGTATAAGTATCATTGGATTAGTCCATATACTATATTAAAATTTGTTTGTTTCTGGGAAAAGAACGATGATATCTTTTACAATCTTAAAGACAACCCAGATGCACCTTATGAAAAATGGGTTAATCGTTTAGATCCTATTTGCAAAGGTATTCAAGCGGTTCTTGATTTTATTGATCCTAAGATCAATTATGTTAAGATTGATAAATGGGACACATGGAGTATGGATTATACTCTGTCTCATATTATTGTCCCAATGCTTAAGCAACTTCAAGAAACAAAACATGGTGCTCCCAATGTAGATGATGAGGATGTTCCTGTTGAACTTCGTAGCACTTCTGCCCCTGCTAAAGAAGACGACTATGATACTGATGAGAATCATTTCAAACGATGGGATTGGGTTTTGAATGAGATGATTTGGACATTTGAACAAAATTTGGATCCAAAAAGCGAAGAACAGTTCTTCGATCATTCGCAGGTTGAAAAATCAACTCATGATTTTTTAGGTCAATTAGAAAAAATTAAAATTGACCATGTGGGTTTAGATGCCCATCAAGACAGAAAGACAAATGGATTCCGTTTGTTCGGTAAATATTATCAAGCACTATGGGATTAATATGAAACCAGAAGACTATGAAGCATTTAAAGCATGGTGGCTAGCCAGCAAATATAACCAAGATGTGATTCCTGCAGAAAGATGGGAACAAATTGCAAAAGATGTTTGGGAAGCGGCTATTGCCTATGAACAAGACAAACCAATTAGAACTTATAGATGGAATGGCGTCATTCAATGAAGGTTGATGTTATTTCTTATTCGCAACCCGCAGTACATTTTGCGGAAAATATGACGGAACTCGTGGCATTTTGTGCTCGAGTTTCTAATCCATCTAATCAAGCTAACAAAGACACTTCTGAAAAATTAATCAAGTACTTAATTAAAAATAAACACTGGTCTCCGCTTGAGATGGTATCTTTGACTCTTGAGATTGAAACGACACGAGACATTGCAAGGCAAATGTTGCGACACAGAAGTTTCTCATTCCAAGAGTTTAGTCAGCGTTATGCTGATCCCACACAGGATTTGGATTTTGATATTAGAGAAGCTAGAATGCAGGATACTGCAAATAGACAAAACTCTATTGATCTAGATTTAACGAATGCTGATAATAGAGAATTAAATAATATGTGGGTTGAAAAGCAACAAGACATGATTCGACTTGCAAAACAAACATATACTTGGGCGGTGACTAACGGCATTGCAAAAGAACAAGCCAGAGCAGTCTTACCCGAGGGTTTAACAGTTTCTAGGCTATATATGGCTGGTACTTTGAGAAGTTGGATACATTATGTTCAACTAAGATCGGAAAACGGCACACAAAAAGAACATATTGATATTGCAAAAGCCTGTGCAAAGGTTATAGCCGAAGTATTTCCGCTTGCTAAAGAATTGTAAGAGTTGTTTAATAATAAATAAGAGACAAACAACAATCGAGCTATTATATGTGGATTTTTACTTTCTTACCAACTTGGGTTTTTCATGCTATTCTCGGTGCAGGCATACTCGCTTTGCTTGCAGGAATGTTCTTCAGCTTTATTCCCTTTATCTCAAAATACAACGTACCCGTTAAGGTATTGGGTTATGTGCTAGTGGCGTTTGGTCTATTCCTCGAAGGTGGATTGAATGATAATATGGTATGGCAAGCAAGAGTTGCGGAGATGGAATTAAAAGTTGCGGCAGCGGAAGTAGAAAGCGCAAAAGAAAATACTAAGATAGTTGAGAAAGTTGTTAAGAAAACTGAATTCATCAAATCAAAAGGCAAAGATGTTATTCAATATATTGACAGGGAAGTTACTAAGTATGACAATACTTGTGTCCTCCCTAAAGAATTTATTAAAGCCCATAATGATGCGGCGGAGATGACAAAATGAAATATATTTTATTAGTTATAGCATTTCTTCTAACCGGTTGTTCGACAACCGTTCCTGTTAGAGCAAAATTTCCAGAAGTCTCAGAATTATTAATGGCACCTTGTCCTAATTTAGAGAAACTAAAAGAAGATGAAAAGGCATTGAGCGCTGTAGCAAAAACAGTAACAAGCAATTATACTACATATTACGAGTGCGCAGTAAAGCAAGACGCTTGGATTAAATGGTATCAGGTACAAAAAAATATTTTTGAGTCGGTAAAATAATTAAAATTGGAGTAAAGATGACTAAAGATGTAGTCCATGGGATTGATGTCGATTATACTAGAGATAGTTTGTTTGATGAGTTAGGAATTAAAAGATTAAAAGAAAGTTACATGAAGGATGAGGAAAAGTCCCCGCAAGAGAGATTTGCATTCGTTTCTAAGGCATTCGGCTCCAATAAGGAGCACTCGCAAAGATTATATGAGTATTCTTCTAGACATTGGTTGTCTTATTCTACTCCTGTTCTCAGTTTTGGGCGTAGTAAGCGTGGCCTTCCTATATCATGTTTTTTACCTTATCTCGACGATAGTGCTGAAGGGTTGGTCAATACTCTATCGGAAGTAAATTGGTTATCAATGTTAGGGGGCGGAGTTGGACTTGGTATTGGAATTCGTTCGGCGGACGATAAATCGGTTGGAGTCATGCCCCACCTTCGCACATATGACGCATCATCTCTCGCTTATCGACAAGGTAGGACTCGTCGTGGTAGTTATGCCGCTTATCTTGATATTAGCCATCCGGATATTCTCATATTTTTAGAGATGAGAAAGCCAACAGGCGATCCCAATATGCGAGCATTGAACTTGCATCATGGCATTAATGTTACTGATGAGTTTATGCTATTGGTTGAGAAATGCATGCTGGACAAAGATGCGGATGATACGTGGGAATTAAAAGACCCAGCATCAGGCGTTGTCAGAGACACAGTGCCTGCTAGAGAATTATGGCAACGTATTATTGAAATGCGTATGCAAACAGGTGAACCTTACCTACATTTCATAGACACAAGTAATCGAATGATGCCCGAGTTCCAAAAGAAATTAGGACTAAGTATTAGACAATCTAATTTGTGCTCTGAAATTATTTTACCTACAGATAAAGATCGTACTGCGGTATGTTGCTTATCTTCTTTGAACTTGGAGTACTATGATGTCTGGAAAGACGATTCTCTTTTCCTTCGTGATGTTGCAGAAATGCTTGACAATGTTCTTCAGTATTTTATTGATAATGCACCTCCCACCATCTCGCGAGCAAAATATTCCGCAATGCGTGAAAGAAGTATCGGCATCGGTGCGCTGGGTTGGCATGCCTACTTGCAGAAAAACAATCTCCCATGGGAATCCGCAATGGCAGTCGGAGCCAATCACAAAATCTTTGGCAAAATTAGAAAAGAACTAGACAATGCAAATCTTGAATTGGGTAAAGAAAGAGGTGAAGCACCTGATGCGGCAGGTACTGGACGCCGGTTCTCTCATATGCTTGCTATTGCTCCAAACGCTTCTTCTTCTATCATTATGGGTAATACTTCCCCTTCTGTTGAGCCCCTTCGTGCGAACGCATATAGACAAGATACTCTCTCGGGTTCAATGCTCAACAAAAACAAATGGTTAGATGCAATCATTAATGAAGAAGCAAAGACACGTAAGGAAGATTGGTATAATGAAGTATGGTCTAGCATTATTGCTAATGACGGATCAGTACAACATTTAGACTGGTTGTCCGATTGGAACAAAGATGTATTTAAAACGTCTATGGAAATTGACCAGCGTTGGGTTATTCAACACGCTGCCGATAGACAACAATACATAGATCAAGCGCAGTCTATTAATCTATTCTTTAGACCGGATTCGAATATTAAGTATTTGCATGCTGTTCACTTCATGGCATGGAAACAAGGATTGAAAACACTTTACTATTGTCGCTCAGAAAAAATCGGCAAAGCTGATAAAGTATCTAAGAAGATTGAAAGAGAAGTTATCAAAGAGTTGGATATGAAAGCTATAATCGAGGGGGATACCTGCTTAGCTTGCGAAGGATAATATGGCACATATTGTTGCAAACTTGCCCCCAGTAAAAGCCTTTGTTAGAAGAGAGTTTCTTTATGATTTCCAAAAGGGTCATGGTGAACTTGAACCATGTTGGTGGCTAACAATCAAATCGCAAAGAAGTCAGGCATTTAGAATTGAGTCATACTTAAATAACTATGGCGCATTATATGATAAACTGCCACTACATGCTTACTGCTGGAAGCCAATAGAGGGTGATCCATATCCACTAGACTTTTTGCAATTATGGAACAGCATGTCTTATGATATCACTGTTATTAAAAAAGCAATGATAGCAAATATGAGATGCAAAATTAAAATGAAGGATGGGTCATGGTTGGAAGGTGAATATCTTTTTACTGTTGATTCTGCTCATCCTGATTTTAATACTCTTGATTGTGGGCATAGCGAAGATGTTGAGGATCATAAGTCCTTTAACTTT